TTTGACCAAGCAAAAGAGTTAGCAGATAAAGTTGGAGTTGTTTTAAATGAAAGTATGTTGAATGAAAGTAGTTCAATGGCACTTTCTATTTATAGCCCAGAAAATCTAGCAAGTCTTTTGGAAGATAAACAGGTTATGACTAGAGAACAGAAAATTGCTTTTGCAAGAAAACAAATGCAACAATCTGTAAATTAATAGTTGACAGGGTATCCTATATTTGATAGGATACCCTTATGAAAGAAAGAGAGGCTAATATGTTTTACATAACGTACTACAGCAACAAAGATAAGAAGCACATAACAAGACGTGGCAAACATGATGACAAGTCTAGATTTGGAACAAGTAAGCAAGGTAAGGCTTATTATGTTTATTATGATTTAGATGCACATGGCTATAGGACTGCGTCGCAATCATGGAAAGTGAGGCACTAATGTACACACTAAAAGAAATAAAAGAAGCATGGTATCAAGTTTATAATGAGAAACTTGATATATTTTATTTAGGTTTCATTCATCAATTAGAAAAAATTAAAAAAGAGAAAGAAGCCAAAGATGAAAGATAGTGACTATCAATGGTGTCATGGTCCAAGATGCCACGAACGTAAAACAACCAATAGAGTTCGTGGCGTCAAGGGTTCCAAAGTATTGAGAACTCGTAAGATACCTTTTAGTTCTCATTGTAGTCAATACTATAGACCATATGTTTATTTTTGTGACCAGACTTGTTTAATGGACTTTATTAAAAAATATGTAGATGAGTTTGTGCAATTACACCCAAGAACCGAGGCACTAGAAACACCAATAGTAATTGAAACATCTACACGAACTGATTACTATGGATATGATTATTCAACAAAAGAAATAAAAAGAGTTGACAATGATTGACATGTCCTATATAGTATGGGAAATGAAAACAGAAGAAAGAAGAAATAGATTTACAGGGGAACGAGAGTTCTTAACTGTAGAAGAAGCAGACTTGCACGATAAAGTATTTTATCACGAGGCATTAGAGCAGTGGGATAAAATGCAAAAGTGTATTGATAAGTTTTGTAGGTTAAACCCTAAAGCTTATATGACGCTTCTCGATTAATAGTTGTATGCAGTAAATGCATCAACCATAGGTTGTGGCGCCAGCCAGCGCCACGCCGGCCGTAGTGGTCCCAGAACCAATCTCAATTTTAAACATTTTTAAAAAAAGCTTTTTTGTATCTAGACTAGGGGTCCCACAACCTACACTAGATTTGCATGATTTGGATAAACGTGGTAGAAAAATACTTTATGGGTTTCAAAATCAACCTCTAAAAATTTTGCGGAAAATTTTTTTGAAATGAAAATAGATAAAGAAAAATTAAAAAACATAGATAAACTACCTGCTGATGTTAGACGTGAGCTAGCTTTGCTTATGAATAAGCATGATCAGAAAACAAAAGAGTCTAAAATTAAATCTGATTTTCTAACCTTTGTAAAACATGTATGGCCAGATTTTATTGAGGGTAGACATCACAAAGAAATAGCAGACAAGTTTAATAAACTAGCTGCTGGTAAAATCAAAAGACTAATTATCAATATGCCGCCAAGGCATACCAAATCTGAATTTGGTTCATACTTACTCCCTGCTTGGATGGTAGGTAAGAATCCTAAACTAAAAATTATTCAATCTACAAACACAACTGAGTTATCAGTTAGATTTGGTCGTAAAGCAAAACAACTTATGGATTCACCAGAATACAAAGAAGTATTTCAAACTAGATTAAAAGAAGATAGT